ATGCGATGGCCTTCTGTGAAGCACCGCGTGTTGGGCCAGGGTACAAGTCCATGGCGTACGTGCCGCTGGCCTTGTAGGGGTTGATCACGGAGCTGACGTGCGACGCCATGGCAGACTTTGCCACCAGCGGCGGTGCGCCACTCCACGCGCTCAAGGCGAACTGGACGGTGGTGTAGGAGGCGAACGATCCGGCCCCCGACGAGTCGCTGACGTTGGACTGCAGCTCTTGGCTCGACGAGTACGAAGCGACCACGACTGCGGTGACCACGGTCTTCGTGTACGCGGAGGTCGCCACGGTCGTCGTACCGGCAGCGATGGTGAACCCTTTGCCGGATGCGGCCCCACTGCCGACCCACGTACCGAGGAAGTTGCCTGTCACTGGGAAACGAGCGATGGTGCTGTTGCCCACCATGTTGACGTACACGAACTCGGAGTCCACCACGATCTCGCCCGCCGCGACGCCGGATGCGGCGACGAACGTGAAGCGGCGTGCCCACACCACCGAACCGTCCGCTGCGAACTTCAGCAGCTCGGAGCTGCCGTCGCCCGAGGTGTACACGAACACGTACACGGACCCGTCCGAAGCCAGGTCCATGCCATAGGCCGACGTGTCGGTGAACCCCGATTGGTAGATGCTCTGCTGCCAGAGGATGGTGCCGTTCCATTCGATCTTGAATAGCGTGACCTGGGTCCGCGAGGCGGTCGCATCAAACGCGGTGGACAGAGCGTAGATGGTCCCGTCCTTCGCTATCTTCACGCGGGTGCGGCGGATGTCGGTAACGGCCATCGTCCCGGTGTTGAGCACAAAGTTCCAGTACCGCGACGAGGGGAAGTCGATGTCATTAACACTCTCGATGTACATACCGTCGGGGTAGGAGCCGCCTGTGTAGCGCCCGACAGCGACGTGGGACTTTGCGCTCAGGGTAGGAGTCAGCTTCGTGCCCGGTATCGTGCTGCCGTAGTTCACTTGCTGCGAGTCGTCCCACGAGAAGTTCTCGCCTGATGCGGGGGACGCGTGCAGGTTGTACGTCGTGCCGTTATCACCGGTGAGGCGGCGCCCAGTGCCGGAGCCGCCGTACCCGTAGTCGATTTCCAACCCGTTGGTGTTGGTCGCGCCGGACAGGGTGCGGTAGCCTAAGCCGAACATCCCACGGGACGTGAAGATGCGGTGCGTACCAGTCTGCGTGCTCGTGGGGGAGCCGGTGTTGACGAACCCCCCGCTGCCAGAAATCTCGGTGAGCAGCGGATCGTAGTCCACCGTTGTGTTCTGCCACAAGACGTACCGTGTGGCGCGGAACGGATCGGTTATGGCGTAGGCCCGCGCAGGGCTGGTCGTGCCCGAAGTGAGCAGCCCATAAATCTTCCGCACGACCCCGAACTTGTCGATGGTCTGGAGCTGGTCGTTTGCCGAACCAGTCTCCGACTTCGTGTAGATCAGGTCACCGGTGGAGTCCAGCTCCATAGACCCGCCGAGCAGCTTGGCGTCGTTCGAGTCGTACACGGCCCACGAGCCGGAACTCATGCCCAGGTCCTGCGCATGGAAGTACAGCGTCGTGTTGAAGACGTAGGGGCCTGCGTTCAGGGCGGCTGTAGCCGTGGCTGCGTCGGTCGGGGCGGCTGCGACCTTGACGTTCAGGCCGAGGTTCGTCGGCGCAGATGCCACATCAGTGGAAGCGGCGGCCAATGGCTTGCCGACCGACACACCGGCAGTGACCGTGGAGACCGCAGCAGGGATCGCTTGCAGGAGGTCAGCGGCGGGCGCGGCGTCTTGCAGGTCCGGGTTGGCCGTGGCCACGGCTGCGGGCGCGGCGGCGCAGCGCAGGACGATGGAGGTCTCCGATGTACCCGTGGCGACCGCAGCCGCAGCAGCGGCCATGTTCACGATGGGGACGAGGTTCGCCGTGGTGGTCGCAACGTCTGCGGGCGTGGCAGCGAGCAGCTTGTTGATACTCGTGACAGTCACGGCTGCGCTCGCTGTCGCCACGTCGGTAGCGCCCACTGCCAGCGCCTTGCCCGGTGCGGGCAGGTACATGTTCAGCACCTCGGTGAACTGCACCGTGGCGGCGAAGTTCGAGACGGTCGCATCGTTGGTCTGGTTGACCGTCGTGCCGTCGATGTAGGCGTTGCCGGTGTAGCTCGGAATGCTCACGGCATTCACCAGACCCCACATTTCGACGATCAGCACGTCGCCGGAGATGACGTTCACCGGGGTGATGTTCAGCTGCCCTGCCGAGACCTTCTCCACGGACACGCCACTGGGCGACGAACCGACACGGGACGTGGCAGTTGCGGCCAGCAGCGTGCCGACCTTTGCATTGGTCGTCGGTCGCCAGATGTAGACCTCTGGGTCGCCAGCGGTGAAGTCCAGTGCGGTGTTGGACACCGAATCGGCCATGCTGACAAAGATGTCCCCGGCGATGGTCTGGGGCTTCGTGAACGGGCCAGACTGGTATCGGCCCAAGTAGATGGACTGCTTACCGGCGACCGAGGCTGTCGAGGTGAACGGGATGGCGGACTGCGCAGTACCAACAAAGCCATCCATCAGGTAGGTGTTCGCAGCGGCTAGGGCCAGCACGTTGGCAGCGGTGGAGGACGGCAGCGAGGACTTGTAGGTTGTCGGCACCGCAGCCGTATTCGCCTGGAACGACCATGGGACGAAGTTGAACGTCAGGTTCGAGTTGGCAATGACGGCGGTTGCGTTGGTGGATGCCGTGTAGCCGCCTGCCAAGCCGGTCAGCATTGTGGGTGATGTACTTAGCGCACCGGGACTGACCGTGGAGAAGGTGTAGTAGCCGTGGTTGGCCCATGTGATCGGGTTGAAGGTGTCGGTCATCACCCCCAGGCCGGAGGTGCCGTCCGCAGCGATGCGGATCAGCGCCGGGTTGTTGGAGAGCGTCTCGCTGTACGGACCGAGGAAGTAAATATAGTTCGTATCGGCAGCAAACGTGTACGAGCCAAAGCTGAAGGAGCCAGCCCCTCCATAGTCTCGCTGCCAGTTCAATGTGCCAGATGCAGAGATGCTTACCATGCCCGTGACACCAGCCGCTGCTGCGCTCTCCGGGTCTTCAATGTGGAGGATAGTCGTGCCATCTGCCGTCACAGCGGCGTGGTCGATCTTGATGCCAGCGGTCGCAGTGGTCGCGGCAGAGGCGATAAGCTCCTTCTGCCACACGGCTGTACCGGCCTGTGTGTATCGACCTATCAGGATACCGTGTTTGCTTGCAGCGTCGGTGTAGCTGTAGGAGAGGAGGATGTCGCCTGTGCTCTGCTCAATGCCGAAACCCATGCCCGACGAAATGTTGTAGTTCCAGAAGTTCGTGGGCGCAATCCATCCAGATTGGTACACACCACTGCTGTTGTGCTTCAAAATCTGGACACTAGTGCTTGACGTGTTGTCGTACCATGCACTGTAGATGTCCGTGCCATACAGCACCGCTATTGCCGGGACCACAGTTGACGACGCGTTGCTCTGCACCTGTGTCTGCCAGACGATGCCGCTTGAGTTGACCTTGACCAGCTTACCGCCTGTGCTGGAGTTGAGCATGATCACCGCAGTGGCGCCGTCGCCCAGAGGGAGAATGCTTTCGACGGCATCGGTCGGCGTACCGAACTTAAAATTCCCGCGCACAGTGCCGGTGGACGACACATTCCATACCTGCACAAACCCGACCCCGGTAGATGCCGATGCGGTCAACCAGAAGCTGCCGTCTGCGGCGTCACGAGCGCCCATCAGTAGGGTGGCAGATGTCTGCGTGGCGAATGGGATATCGAACGCCTTGATGTATGTGTATGCACCCGTCGCGTCAAATTTGGCCAATAGGTACGCGTCAGCAGCCGGGGTCGTCTTGGTGACCCACATCCACCAGTACGTGGAGCCGTCGCCACCGGGTATGAACGTAGAGGGGTTGGACGCTACAGCGGACCAGTTTGTGACGCCCCACTCCTGCTTCGCTGCGGGCGCGGTGGCCGCGTGCATGTACAGCGTGGAGCCTGCGGGCATCGCGCCCATCTTGGTCAGCGATGCGGACGCGGTGCTAGAGGACTGGGCCGACGCGGCGAACGGCGGCGTCTTGATAGGTTTGACCGGGCCGACTACTTCGGCCAGCGTGCCGCTCTTGACCGCAGCCAGGATCGTGGTGATGCCGCGCAGAGGCGTGCCGCCCTTGCCGAGCCGCGCAAGCAGCGAGGAGAAGACGGAGGCCATCTAGGGGTTACTCCGAGACGGTGCGGAAGAAGCCGTTGTAGGTCGTCGCGGTAGTGGCGCTCTTGGGCAACTCCAGGAAGCTGAGGCACGCGTTGTCCAAGATGCTCGACAGGTTCATGGAGGTGTACAGGCCGTCGTCCAGGCATGCGAAGTTGGCGATGGGGCACACGTTCACCGCAATGGGGTGGCCGATCACCCAGTCAATCGTGCCGGTCGCCACCGCCGCAGAACTCTGCATGTTGGTGAGCTTCTGGATGCCGATGTCGCCAGCGGCCAAGGGTGCGAACCAGTTCTGCACCACCAGGTCCACGCCGCCGACCACGCATGCGGACACGCCAGCGATGACCGGCATGTTCGCGGCAGTACCTGCTTGGTTGGCGTACATCATGCCCGCAGCACCTGTACCCACGGCCCAGTTGTGGGCGGTCGCGGCCAGGACGGTGGTGGGGTTGGCCGGGAAGGCGAAGTTGCCACCGATGTAGTCCACAGCGGTGTTGGTGGTGTTCTGGTAGCGCGTAGGCACGCCGGTCACGGCGGTGGAGGTGCCGGAGGTCAGCGCTGCGCCAGCCGCCACGGAGAACAGGCGGTCATACAGCAGCAGGCCCATATTGGCCGTGTTCGCCGAGAGCGTCCAGTTCAGGTAGTGACCCGAGTTCGTGGCTCCCAGGTTCTTGTATGGCATCGCACCGGTGGAGGCCGCAGTCCAGGCCGTGCCGCCCGGAGCCGCAGCGCCCGCAGCGCCCGCAGCCGGAGCGCCTGCGCGGGTCCAGAGGTCGTTCACGTTGCCAATGGCATTGGAGGCCACGCCGGTTTTGCTGAAGCCCAGCGTCTGGCCCTTGCCACCTGTGTAGGCTGCGACCACGGCGTCAATGGAGGCGAAGGCACCCACGGCGTACAGCTCGCGCTGCTCGGCCTTCAGGATGGAGGCCAGTACGCCAGCGGCCTTCTCACGGCGGTGCTGGGCATCCAGACGGTTGCGCAGCTTGCGCAGCGTGGCGGCGGCAGCGTCGTGCTTGGACATGAACTGCCCAGCAGTGATCTCGCCCGCGAAGTCGCCACCTGGCATCACGAAGACGTTGCCGGGAACACCGTGGACGGGCACGGGGTAGTAGAACTTCCCCATGGTCTCGGACAGGTACTTGACCTGATCCGCGCCCAACCAGCGCTCCAAGCGGTCTGCGTGCGTTGCTCTGCCTCGGCTTATTGTGTGCATGGCCCCATCCAGGTTTCGGGTGCTTCAGGAGCCGCCCAAGAGCCATCGGGCTGCTGGACGGGGTTCGGGTCGCCAAAGGCAGGCTTAACGAACTCGCACGTCGCGCCGCAGTTGATGCAGCGGAACGTGACGGACTGGTCCCACTCGGAGACAGCAGTGAGTTCGTGTGCCATGCTTAGTTGTCCACCTGGAAGGTCAGCGCAGCAGCCGGGAAGGTCACCGAGTCACCCGCGTTGATGGTCTTGCTGGTGGTCAGGGCAGACCAGATCAGCATGTTGCCACCGGTGAGCTGGTCGAAGATCGCCATGCCGGTCACAGTGCCCCAGCCGGAAGGTGTGGGTGTGGGGAAGGTGATCACGCCGTTGTTGGACGTGGTGCCCGATGTGCCGGTGGAGGCAGTCGTGGAGGCCGCAGCCTGTGTACCGGCCCAGTTCGCCATGGAGCTGGCCACGGCCACGCGGGCGTAGGCATTACCAGTCACTTCAGTACCGCCGCCAGTGTCGGACGGGTTGGCAGTGAAGAGGCCGACGTACAAGTTCACGGGGCTGGGCATGCCGCTCATGATGGTCCAGGTCACGGTGTTGTCCGAGACGGTTGCGCCGGGGTTACCCAGTGCGGTCGTGAACGTACCGCCCGACGTACCGGCAGTGGTACAGATCAAGAACTTGCCACCCGCGCTGGTGTTGGCCACGGGCACCACGATGTCGCCCAGCACGTAGGCAGTGGTCGCGGCCCAGAGGCCCTTCACCACAGCGGTGCTGTTGACGGCGCCGGAGGTGTTCACGGCACCACCACGGAACAGAGCATCCGTCAGGCGGTTTTCCAAAAAGTCGGTCATTGCAGTCATGGGAGGCTCCTATCGGTTGACGATTTTCAAAGTGATGGAACGGTCGTCGGTACGACCGCCCGTGGTGGTGATGCGGCATGTCAGCGTGAGCTGCGTGCCCGCGACACCGCCCGACACGAAGCACGTCGCTGCGGTGGGCGTGTGGCTCGGGTTGGAAGTGATCAGCGGGGCGTCCGCGACGAAGGTCGCCGACTGGATCACGTCGCTGAGGGGTGTGAGGTAGGCGCTCCAGTCGAACGTGTAGTCCAACGTAGCGTCTGGGTCCTTCTTGAACGTGGCCATTACAGCCCTCCGTAGGAAACAGTGGACACAGGGCGGCGTGCGCGGCTCTGCTCGACTTTGGCCTGGGCGCAGTAGTCGCGGAACTTCTGCTCGAATTCAGCGGACAGCTTGGGGTTGTAGGTCTCGGTGTCTTGGACGCCGTAGGCCTTGCTCTTCACCCAGTAGAGGAGTGGGAGGATGTGCTGGGCGTCGATCTCGAATTCATCGTTAGCACCCACATCATTGGACAGGCGGAAAGTATGTAGCTCGACCACAGATGCCACATTAGGTACGGGATGTGTGCGGACATAGCCCTTCTCCAAACCAGTGACGAGCGCCCGCAAGGGGCCTTGCTTGCCGTCGAACTTCATGCCCTTCTCGCGCATCTTTTCGGCAGCAACCAGGGTGATGGAGTCGCCTGTGGCGGGGTCGATGGCGTCGCGCAGCTTCAAGATCATCGGGTCCAAGGCGTACCACTCGGTGCCGTCGGTCTTGATGGTGAGCTTGAAGTTGCGGGCGTCCTCAATGCCGTAGGTCCAGCGGCAGAACTGCTTCTGGGCGTCGTCGATGTAGGTGTAGATCAGCGAGTCCGCCCAGAGGTACGGAGTCTGCAGGTCGAACACCTCCTGACGAAACACTGCGAGCAGTTCTGTCGTGGTCATGGGTTACTCGTTTTCGCGGGTTTGGAACGCGGTCCATGCGGCATCGCGTTCTTTGTTCTGGACAGTCCAGCCCAGTTCCACGGAGAGCACCTTGGCGTGGGGTGCGCCCGAGGCCGTGAAGTCCTCGCGCTTACCGCGCAGGGTGACCTTCTCCATCGCCTTGAAGATTTCCTTCTGGCGTGTGGTGGGGTCGGTAGGCTCTTCCACGGTGTCCGGGTCCTTGGGGTCCAGGTCCAGCTCTTCTTCGGGGATGCCACCAGCGGCCATAACCTGCTCGTACATGGCAGGAGGCACGTGGGTAGGCTCACCCTTCACAAATTCAATGGCGTGCCCAGAGGTGGACACGAGCGTGCGGTTGCGGTGCATTACGAACTTCATGCCTGCTCTCCTTCAGCGGGAGCTTCGGGCGCGGGAGCTTCGGGCGCGGGAGCTTCGGGCGCGGGGGCTTCAGGAGATTGTTCGTTCTCAACCGGGTCTTGGGGCAACTGGTTGCCGGGGGCCGGGGCGTCGTCAGCTTCGTCGGAGGCAACAGCTCCGAAGGCCAGCGCGTCTGCGACGGCGATCTCAGGCACGTACGTCGGTACGCCAGCCTTGAAGTCAATGGCCAGTCCGCTCTTGGTGGCGAGTACATGGTCAAAAGGAAGCACGAGTTTCATGGGAGTTCTCCAGGGTGGGTGGAAGAACGGGGCCGAAGCCCCGTTCTATCGGTTCACGGCTTAGACCGTGACGACTTCATCCATCTTTCCGTCAATGGTGTACTGCACGCGCACGCGGACCTTGCCAGCGGTAGCGGTAGCAGTCAGACCAGAGGTGGTCAGACGAATGTTCTGGCCAGCGTTGCAGAGCAACGGTGCGGTCAGAGTCAGGGCGGTACGCGAACCAGCGGCTGCGGCGTCCAAGTCCATGGCATTCACGAGGGCAGTAGTGCTGCCTGCGATACCGAGGGACAAGGTGGCTGCAGCGCCGATACCGACGTACGCGGTTTCGACGATCACTTCACCGCCGACGATCACCGCGCCCAGAGGCATGGGGATGGCGTCAAAGGTGATGGCGGTGCCAGCGGTCAGGCCGGACACTGCGGACGAAGGGTCGGCCAGGGCGGTCGTAGAACCGAAGGTCGTCTTCACGAGGGACACCGAGTCGATGGCCCAATCGTTGTAGTTGAAGACGAACTCGGCGCTCAGGATGCGCTGGACGCCACGGACTGCTTGAATCTTGCTCATGGGGTTTACTCCTTAAATAGGTTCGTGGGGTGACTGATTAGGTCGCCACGTAGCAGGAGAGAACACCGAAGTCTTCAGTGCTGCCGTTCTCGTAGATGCTGGAGAACTTGGGCTTCAAGAAGCCGCAAATCTTGCCAACCGAGATACCCTGCTGGTTGTCGTAGTCGAAGCCCTTTTCGTTCCACTCGGGGGCACCGATGTCGGCCATACCCAGCGCTTGCGCACCGCAGAACAGAATCTGAGCGCCGTCGATGGTGCCGGAGCCGCCATACTTGGAGCCAGAAGCTGCACCAAAGGTGTTGGGCACGTGACGGAACTCGTGCAGGTAGATGCCGTCGATCTTCACGGAGCTGCCGCTGAACAGCTTGTCGTTCACAGAAGAGTTCTGCGAGTAACGCAAGTTGGCCATGTAGTCCGGGTCCATCTTCAGCTTTGCCATGGCCTGGGGTGTCAGGAACGCGTGGTACGTTTCCTCGCCGCCTTCGCCGGTCACGCCACGGATGTAGCGGTCCTTGGCATAGGCCTTGAGCTGAACGAACATGTTCCAGCTGGGAGTGTCGGTGGCTTGCACACCAGAGCTGGCGGCATTGGCAACCAGAGTCTTGGTGGCGGAAGTACCGTCCCAACGCAGACGGCGACCGTTGGAGGGCGCAGACACGTCAGCAGCGAATTCCAGGAACTGGAGGTCAGAACCGACGCGGGTTGCGCCGTTGTTCTTGAAGGCAAACGAGCGGCCAGCCAGCGTCAGGAACGCCATCTGGTCGATACGGTCAGCCAGCCAGTAGGCGAGCACGTCGCGGCTGTTGCCACGGAACTCCACCACGGACTTCTGATCGGCCATACGACCTTCGTGACGGTTTGCATGACGCAGTTGGTCGATGCGGATCACTTGGTCGAAGGTTTGCATGCCTTCTTCGTTACCTTCCAGGGTACGGTCACCGGCCACACCGTCGCCAACCAGATCGGCCAGCAAAGTGATCACGGCGCGGGCGCCCTTCTCGGTCTTTTTCAGTTCAGTGATGTGCTGAACCATGGAGTTCGGGCCTTTGCCCAGGAACTTGTTGACGAAGGACATGTTGCGGGCCTGCTTCCACAGGTCCATAGACCAGACGGTCTTTTGCTCGCTTGTCAGCAAGCCGAAGTTGGTAAGTGCCATACCGGCTCTCCTTTAGAGATGAGATCAAACAAAAATGCGTTTCCGCTGCTTCTTGCCGATGTGTCGTCTCGACCAACGAGGGTGGAGGTTGCTGTCGAGAACCTGCCTAAGTCGAATAGATCGGAGTGTAATCTATTTTAGAGCTTAGATGTCAAAAAGACCCACGGACCTTGTGAGTCCGTGGGTAAACATGGCACACCACGTAGGGAGACAAACTACGCAGCTCTCAACGTGCCATCTCGCGTGCGATGGCGTGAACGACACCGCGAAACAGGAAGTCCTTCACCTTCTGCTCTTGAGGCAGGTCGGCATAAGGGACGAAACAGGGGTGCTCCTTCTTCTCCGGGTCCTTGATAGGCCCGTAGGTCCAGCCGTCAGCGCGTTTGTGCTCCAGCCACGCCTGGTGGCTGGCGTCCACGCCCAGGTTCGGGTTGTTCAGGTGCAGCTCGACGCCTGCGAGGGCGCTGTCCTTCTGCCATTGGGGCGCGTCGTCCCACTCAGGTTGGGACTTGTCGCCGATGGCAGCGCAGTAGGCCGCGTTCACCTCATGGCAGACGCGGGCGATGGAGTGGGCCATGGATTTCATGCCAGTTTCTCCTTCAGTGCGTAGCCCATGAGAGGCCAGATTTTGTTCTTGGCGTTCTCGAAGGCGATCTTGCGACCGATCTCGGCGTCGAAGTTCTCGGGCGAGGCACACGCGGACTCACCGGTGACGGTGAAGCCGTTGCGCAGGACGATGACGCAGAAGGTCAGGAGGCTGAGAGACACGGAGTGGTTGCCACCACGTGTCACGACCTCTTTGGGGCCAGGAAGAGAACCAAACAGACCGTCTTCAGCGGTGAAGTAGTAGCACTCAGTGATGTTGTCGCTCAAGTCCTGCGGTGTGACGCGAGGAGCAGTCAGGCCCTTGGCCTTGATCAGCTGCTCGACGGCGTCGTCACCAGTAGCGGGGGAAGTTGCGTTGTGCATGATCACTGGCCCTCCGCGCGTCCGTCGGCCACTACAGGCGCTGCGGCCTTGGCCTGACCCTGTTGGTAGGGCATCCACTCGGCGTAGGCGCATGTCGGAGGCACATCGTCGTCTTGCAGGAGCTTCACACTGGTGCGGTTGAAGCTGTTGCCGCAGTGGTCCATGACGTGCAGGTTCACCATGCGGTCGTCCCAGACGTACACGATGGTCGCGTCCATCGGCTGTTCGGAGATTTGCGCGGGGTGTAGGAACTGGTTGTTCCCGAGCGAAGTGGGTGCCTTGTCGTGGCGATACCAGACCTTGCGGCCTACTGTTGGCTTGATCATTTTCTATTCTCCTGGGGGTTGGTTAAACGAACTCGTCGCCGCGCATACGTGCGAGCACGTCGTCGGGCAGCTTCTTGAAGTCCTCTTGGGACATCTTCATCACGTCCTTGGCGGTGAGAGAGCCACCGGCCTTGTCGCTGTCCAGGCCCACCTTGTTCGTGCTGGCGGGGGTCTTGGCAGCGGTCTCGACGTTCTTCTTCACGGCAGCGGCCTTGCGGTCCTTGGCCAGTTCCTTGGCCTTGTCCGCGACCTCTTCGGCGTCCACCTTGGGCGCGACCTTCGTGGCGCTGTCCTGGGCCTTGGTTTCCACGTCCACGATCTTCTTCACTGCGGCTTGCAGCGCTTTGGTCGGGGTCATGTTCTTCTGGCGTTCGTAGAAAATCTTCCACTCCACCACTTCGCCGAGGACGGCCTTGTCAAACTCGTCGTGGTCAGGGTTCAGTACCGGGAAGGCGCTCTCAATGCGCTCCAGCGCTGAGTCGTAGCGGGCCTGCTCAGTGGCCTGGGCGATGGCGACCTGGTTCTGGTACGCGGACTTCGCTTCGGTGATCTGGCGCTCGGCGCGGCGAATCTGGGTCATCTTTTCGGTGGCCTTGTCGATCTCACCGTCGGCCAGGAGCTTGGTGTACTCCTTCTCCATGGCCAGCACGTTGTTCTCCAACGCGGTGAGGTCTTCGTTCAGGTTGGCTACCTGCTGGCCCTTCTCGTACTGGGCCAGACGCTCTTCAGCGGCTTCGCGCTGGGCACGCTCCTTGGCCAGGATGTCCTGGTGGCGGCTCAGAGGGATGCGGCTGTCCTTTTTCTTGGGCTTGTCGTCCTTGGCCTTGTCGTCGGCGTCTTCATCCGGGTGATCCGGGTCGAGGTCGTCGTCTTCGTCGGCGGCTTTAGCCGCCTCGGCGGCAGCGCGGGCCTCGGCTTCGCGCTCGGCTTTGGACAGCGCATCCTGTGCGCCGTCGGCGTCTTCGCCGGTGGGGATGAAGTCGTCGCCACGGTCAATCTGACCGCCGCCGCCGTCATCACCGTCACCGGCAGGTTTCATGAAACGCTTGAGAAGGGTCTTAACTATCATTTTGGTGCTCCTGATTGCGACGTGGGTCGCTCGACTGCTGCCGCAGCCATACGTGCTTGCTCCACGCGTTGCATCTCGCGCTTCTGTGCCATGTCCTCCGCTTGGAGGGCCATCTTGTTCTGGGACTCTTCGCGTCGGAGTCCCATCTCCATGTACTTCAGCTCGGTGTCGCGGGCGAACTCCTGCTCCTTGAGCTGCATGTCGTGCTCTGCCTGACCGGCCTTCACCTGGGCCTCGGCCATCTTGGCCTGGCCGGAGCCGTCGTCTGGCTCGCCACGGGCGGCGATCTCGGTCTGCACCTGTGTCTCGGCGGTCTTGGCCTGCTTCAGACCGGCGTCGGCATGTTTCTGCGCGGCTTCGGCCTCCACCTTGGATGCCTCGGCGGCTTGGGTGCGCTGTTGGAGCTGCTGCTGGGCCTGCGCCTCGGGCGACTGGCTCTGGGCCTGCATCTGCTTGATGATGTCCTTCTTGTTCATCAGGCGGCTGCTGTCGATCAGCACGCTGTCTGGCAGCTGGACGCCCAGCTCGCGCATGGAGACGGCTTGGTCGAACTGGCTGTCCTCCAAGGTCTCGCGGGCCGGGACGCTGGTGATCACCACGTCATACTCACCCAGCGTCAGGTCGTTCAGGACCTGGCCTTCGGGTGTGACCTGGTTAATCGTGAAGGTCTCGGTGTCGCCGGTGGCCTGGTCGTGGGTGATAGTCATCAGGCGCTCTTCGGTGTAGAACTCCTGCACGAGGTCCAACACGTTGCGGGCGAGGATGTAGTCGGTGCGGGACAGGTTGTCCAGCGGCTTCACGAGGTTCGTGGTGCCCGCTTGGCGCTTCTGCTGGATGGCCTTCGCAGCCACGTCGGCGCGGTCCATACCCTGCATGCTGTCGGACACGCCGGAGATGGTCTTGATGTTCTCTTCAGCCTTGTAGCTGATGCGGTCCAGGCCTTGGGGCACTTGGTTCGGGGCGATCTTCTGAACGTCCTTGTCCGGGTCGCCGTTCACCTCAATCACGATACCGGTCTGGGCGCCCTTCTCTTCCAGCTCTTCCACGGTCATGTTGGATAGGGCACCGGCCTTCACCTTGTAGCCGCTGTTGGCGGTGGTGTTCACCACGTGCAGCTCTTGGGACGTGACCTTGTTCAGCAGCTCCTGAGACCCCAGCAGGTTCTCCACGAGGCCGATGGTGCTGCCGCGACGGAAGTGCGGGAAGAACGGCACCGTGGTGAAGTGCTTGTAGGGCGACCAGTCGTCATGCAGCACCACGCTGTCAGCGATCACGGTCCACTTGATCCGGCGCACCAGCTTGGTGGTGACCTGAAAGCCGAACTTGTCCACGAACAGGGCGATGCGGTTGCGGTCGAACTCTTCGGGGATCGGGCGCATGTCGCCGTCCTGGCTGACGAAGTGCTTCTGGCGGTCCAGCTCACGGTACTGACGGTCGATGATGCGGATGTTGCGCATCACGTTGCTGTTGTCGTAGTCGCCCGTGTACATCGGGTTGAAGCGGTCGCCGAAGCGGTCGCGGAACGCCTGGATGGAGTCGTAGCCGTAGGGAAAGTAGCTCTGGTCGCGGTTGCGCAGCAGTTCGGCGTCGGCTTTGTTGTACAGGACTGCGATGTCGTCGGCGGTGACCCACTTGGTGGTGAACACCTCGCCCCATGTGTCTGGATCGTAGTCCTCGCCGTCCGGGTCGATGATCACGTTCTTGGGGTTCAGCTGCTCAATGCGGACCTCGCCCTGCATGCTGTCGTCGTAGGCGATCCGCACGTCCAGAAAGCCCCGGCTGGTGATCACGCCGTCTGCGAACATGTCGCTGCGCTTCCAGGCCATCTGGTTGTTGTCCATGATCTGCTTGTAGACCTTGTTCAGTACGTCAGCGGTCTCGGCGGGGGCGCCGGAACGGGGGCGGAAGGAGGTCTCGGCGCGGGAGTTGATCTGCTCGCCCATCACGTTCGAGATGGTGGGCATGATCTTGTTAATCGTCAGCGCGGGGCGACGCACCAGCTCCAGACGGGCTTTGTCAGTGGGGTCCCACTGGTCACCCTGAAAGAAGCGGTCGCACTTCTCGGCCTTCTCGACGTACTTGGCGTGGCCGTTGTCACGTGCCCACGCGTAGCGAGTCCAAATCTTCTTAGCGAGGTCGGTGTTTATAGGCATGGTGTGCTCGGTCTTTGTCTGGGCAAAGTCCGAGCAACATGCTCTTCATCCTTTGAGGGTGGAAGGAGGTGGTCACTTCAGGTTACGCAGCTTGTAGAGGGTCTGAGCGGTCAGCTCCTCCATCTCGGCCAGGATGTTCAGCAGCGACTGATGGTCACTGTTCTCGCCCTCTTCTTCGGCGATGTCTTCCAGAAACTCTTCCAGCATGGCCACGGGCGTGCCGCTGGGGATGTCGGTGCTGGGCCAGCCCGTGACGGGCACCTGTTTGGTCAGGCCCATGTACACCTCGGCGTACTTGTCGGTCAGGGTGAGCAGTTCATCGTAGAAGTCACCGAGGGCGACGTGCTCTGCGTACGACTTGCTTGATAGGTGGGCGAAGTGGATGGCCGTGCGCAGAGCGAAGCACTCGGCGACGAAAGCGGGGCAGGAGTCTTTGTAGGCCATGGCAGTTACGCGGCCATGGACGAGCCGGTGGAGTTGGAGACCCGCAGTTTGTCGCGCCAGGATTTCATCGGTTTCACCTCTGTTTTACGCGGCGCCTCGCGCCCAATCACCAACTGCGTCATCCACGCCAGCGAGTCCACTTGGTCATCGTGTGCCCCAGCTGGGAAACGCAACATTTCAGCCCGGAGGGAGTCGAACCACTCGCCGCTCGTGTTGAAGCTGACCATCCCCTGCTGCATGCGGCCCTGCAGCGGTCGTGCGCGGGCCATCTTGTCGGTGATGGGCTTCAGGACCACGATGGAGGGGTAGAACTTCCTCTCTCGCATCCGTTTCTTTAATAGAGCTTCGATTGCACGCCAAATCTGACCGTCCTCGAAGCCGATTACTAGGGTCGGACTATACCATTTCGTCGCTAGATTCAGAATAGACTCCACGATGAAGAACGCGTTACCGCTCTTGAAGCGCACCTGGTCTACCACGTGCAGGATGTCGTCGCCGTCCTGCATGCCGACGGTGCCCACGGTGTAGTCGGACTGCTTCTTTTCGCTGATGGCGAAGTCCCAGGCCATGTAGACGTACGACTTGTCCAGGCGCGGGGGCTGGGAGCGGCGGAACTGGTCTTTGGTGAAGTACGAGCCGTCTGCCGGGACCGGATTCTGCTGGTACAGAGCCGACCACCACCGGCCACCCTTGTTCTGGGAACGGATGCGGTTCAGCTTCTCCAAATCGTACCGGTCAGGGTGCAGGGCCTCACCCTTGCAGCGCAGCAGAGTGTGGCCGGAGGTGTCCACCTCGGCGTCCAAGGCGCGGCGGTGGGCCTTCAGGCGGCTGTCCTTGATCGCGGTGGCCTCACCATGGGTGTCGATGGCTGCGGTCAGGTCCTCGGAGTGCTCGACGTACTCAATGAGGTCCGTGGCGTGGTTCAGCCACTCGTCTGCCTCGGCGATGGCCGGGTACTTGATCACTTCGTACTGGTCCACGTACTGGTCGTCGCTGCCCTCCTTCATCATGGTCTGGAGGCGACCGGCCAGATCGTCGTCGTGCCACCAGGTCTGGATGATCAGCACACCTCCACCGGGGGCTAGGCGGCTGTAAGCGGTGGAGAGATACCACTCCCAAATCTTCTCCCGCGTGTCTGCGGAGTCGGCCTCTTCGGCGTTCTTTATCGGGTCGTCGATGACCAGGCAGTGTGCACCCTTACCCGTAATCGGGCCTCCAATACCTGCAGCCACGTAGCCTCCACGCTGACCCTGGACGCCCCAAGACTCGGTCGATTGGTTGTTTGGGTCCAGGCGGGTGTCAAAGATGTTCTCGTAGAGTGGGTCCGCAATGATCTGCTTGACCTTGCGGGAGAAATCCATAGCCAGAGACAGGTTGTAAGAGCACGCAATGAATTCATGATCAGGGTGCTGGCCCAGGTGCCACGCGGGGAAGTTACGGGAGACGAGTTCGCTCTTGCCGTGCCGTGGGGGCATCAGCAGCATGAGGCGCGGGGACTTGCCCTCAGCCACGTCGCGGCTGAAGCGCTCCAGACGGCGGCAGATGTCCACGTGGACCCAGCCGGGGAGGTACTTCGGGTTGAACCGCTGCACAAACGGCATCAGACGGCGTTTGGCCAGCGTGCGCTGGGCCATTTCCGCCTTGGCGGCGGCTAGGGCTGCTGGGCTAGGCTTGGTTGCCATCGTGGTCCTGGCCTGTGGTCGGGTCCACGACGGGTGTCGCTTCGTAGGGTTGGATCATGCGGTCAGCGCCTGCAACTGCGCGTTGGTGAGGCGGGTGTTGTAAAAGCGGATAGAGCGGATGTGGCCGGACAGGTAAGTACCCTGCCCGCTTGTGCGGCTGCGCCCAAGGGTCAACTGGTTCGCAGATGCGGCCACGCCGCCCGTTGCGGAAGAACTGACTGCTGCGCCGTTGATCGTTCCTGCACGGTCATTCGCTGCGAAAGCGTAGGCCGCCTTGGCGGAATTACCCGATGCTGTAAGCGTGATGTTTGTACCTGCTGGAGAGTTGGCACTTTCAAGAATCAGGCTTGTCGGGTTGCTGAACCAGATGCCAGTCGAAGCAGAGCCGCCGGTAGTGCCCGCGTCAGCAGACACAACGGATGCACCGGATATGAAGGCCGGGGTGGCCGAATCGAACTCAGCAACCAGTGTCCCAGCCGTCGGGTTCCACCAAGACGAGAAGTTCGTGCCGGTCATGCTGGCGCTATCCGCAGCCCGTGTGACGGTGGCTGTGGTGGTGGGGATGTAGGAGGTGGGGAAGGCTCCGAGTTCGATCTGTGCGCCAAAAATATAAACCCCCTTCGTCAAGTCAGCGGGTGCGTAAGTAGTATTTACGCCATCAGGGCTAAGTTTGACCGACGAGAAAAAGGTGGACGCCGTTGTCGTACTGGTAATTGAACAGCGATACCAGCCACTTCCAACTGGGGTTATCGTCGGATTCGTTGTGCCCGTGTTGGTTCCGACCGCGCCTGTTGTAAGGTTAAAGAAGCAGTTCGTAGTCCCGTCTATTGACAGGTTGATGTAACTGTACTCTCCAGCTTTTGCAAAAACAGAGAACGTGTTTGCAGCGGCAGTCAGTGTTACTCCCGTATTGACATACAACTGATGTACAGCGTTCACTGTAGTTCCATCAGCTAGGCGTGTTGCAGTAGCTGCGCCCATAGGACCAACAAGCCCTGCGGTTATGGCGCTATTTTGTTTTGCCCAGTATGCCTGGGTGAAGTCGTTGCTTTGCAACAGCAAATTCGTCCGCAATTCTTCGATCAGCAGGCCACGGGGAGTGAATGTGACTTCTTGGACGGAGATACCTGCCCATGTCACATAGCCTGTACCTGAGTTATTTGCGCCGAGGGTGATGGAGGACGAAGCTGGAGCGACAAAATAGAGCGTGAAGTTCGCAGACGTAGCTTGTGTAGCGACAAGGACACCGCCCACCTTGACGGCAAAACTTGTGCCGCTGAATCCGGTTGCTGCGCCAGTCACCCTGTAAGTCTTACCTGCCACGGCATTTGTGCCAATGGCGGAGGACTGCCAGTTGCTTGGGGTAGAGCCATCAACTGCGCTTAGGTTCAACTCCCCACCCACAGTCCCCGCAGGCACGGTGGGGTCGTAGTCGAAGCGAGGGCCGCTGGTGGCGGTGCCTGTAGTCTGGGTGTAACTGTTCATGGTTGCAGAGTTTTCGATCTGCACACCAAACACCTGAATGGTGGTGCCGACACCCCAACTGGAACCGCCGCCGATCTGTAGGGCATAACTTGCGGTAGTAGTGGCTGTTGCTGTTACACTAAATCGCTGCCATGTCGTAGTCAGAGTGCATACTTTTTGCACTATTCCTGATCCACCACCATTCATGTAAATGTTAAAACTGGCGATAGTTCCACTCGGAACCCGCAACCATACTGATCCAGTATAGGTCTGACCCGCTATCGGTGTGATGCTCTTGCCAGCTGATGTGTCGGCTGCGTTTCCCGTGGACGACCAAGCTAACGTTCCGCCAAGTGGGTCTGCTTGCCCTGTAACTACTACGGGAAACCCTGCACTGTCGTTGCTGTTCGTAACGAGGTTCGCCCCCTGCGTCACCAGCCGCCCTGTGCTGTCAAAGTACGTGGCGCAGCTTGTGGCGTCGTTGCGGGTGAACGTGATGCGGGGGTCGAGGGTGCTGCCGGTGAGGAAGCTGAGCGCGAGCTTCAGAGCATTCTGGAGGGCTGTCTGGGTGCCCAGGACCAGCGGGGGTATGGCGGCTGGGGCCAAAGGCTTAGCGAGCGGGGCCGCGTGCCCCTTGGGCACCGGACGGGGCGTGAGGGAGCGGGGCATGGCCTGGGCGCTCCTTAGACGCGGTCTACGCCTACATCCACACCCGCAGGGCGGCTCACACGGTAGGTGCCAGGGCTGGAGAGCACACGGAACGGGTCGCTGACAGAGAGGCCACCAATGCCGTAGTACAGGCCGTTGGCGCCTTTTACCTGCACAGTCACAGAGGCGCCTTGGGGGATGTCAGCGGTGCTGACCAGGAACAGGCTGGAGGTCTCACCGGTCAGGGTGAAGTCTGCGGAGTTGGCGGCAGTGGTGCCGGTTGCCAGGAGAACGGCCATGATCGGGTCCTTCGGAGGTTAGATTCTGGCGAGATTCTAACTTAGAGCCTAGATTTCCGGTGTGTCGTCCTGGTCGGTGTGGTCCAGAAGCAGGCCCGTCTGCTCCAGGCCTGTCGTAGAGGCCTCTTCGATGATTTTCAGGAGGTCCGCGTCGCTCATCTTGTTCATGTTCTCCAAGATCACGTTGCCGGACACGTTCACGTTCAGGTCAATCTTCTTCGGCTCGTAGAAGCCGCACATCTTGCCCACCTCACGCGCCGCAGACACCATGGTGGCCGGTTCGGACATGAGTTTGGCCATCTCGTAGCCCTCCAGCAGCATGTCCATGACCTTCTTTTTGGTCATCTGGGAGGCTTCGGCGTAGGCGGCTTGGGCTTTGGCGATCTCCTGCTGGATCACTGGGATGGCACGCCATTGGGAGGCGATGACACGCGCTGACGTGGGGGTGCAACCGGCACGGACTGCGGCGTTTGAGCCTGAGTCGCCTTCGGCCACGTACTGGATGAACAGCTTTTGCTTCGGGGTGAGTTCAGCGACGGTCTTGGTCGAGACCAGCTCACCGGAGCGCAGCTTGGCGCGGCGTTCGGTGAGGTTGGAGCGGATTGCATTAGATGCCATGGGCTTCGATTTTAGATCGAAGTTAGGGGATGAGAGGTGACGGGATTCTTACTCTAAAAAAATTTTTCATAAATTTTTAGATTTTGACGAGCGCGTGAGGCTCTTGTGGGGGTGGCCCTTTCGCCGACCCCACTTCGGATTTCGTGCTCCTTCCCCCAAAAAGGAGTCTCTTTCCTGCTGACATCGCAGACGGCAAGTATGCCGTCTGCTTCATCTGAACTGCTGTGTCTTCAATCACTTAGGAGTTCGGATCATGTCTGCATCTACTGTGCAAGCACTGCTTGCTATCAAGGCCAACACACGTGTTGCTCTGGCTACTGCGCTCACCGAGCGCAATGCTGAGTGCGAAGCACTGCGTCTCAAGCTCAGCATGCTGAGCGCTCAGCCCGCTGCTACCAAGCCTGTAGTAGCTAAAGAACGTGTACTGCCTGCTCACTGGCAGGCTGCACGCGAACACGCTATGCGTACTGGCAAGTGCGTGCGTGTGAACTAACAGACGGCAAGTATGCCGTCTGTCTCATCTAAACGATATATACAGTTTCCCGTTTGTTCATTAACCTTTCTAGGAGTTCATCATGGCTACAACATCTCGCAACACTAAGACCGCTACTGCACAAGCTGCTGAGCAAGTTACTGGCGCTGAGCACGCCGAGTCTGCGTTCTTCGCGCTGCCCTCGTGGCAGCGCGGTTTGGTCAGCGTCGTCGCTGGTGCAATTGCCTGCGCAGCTGGCATCTATGTGGGCATGAGCGTCACGGTCATGCTCACCAACGCAGCGCTTGCGCTCACTGCATCCGGCTTCATTGCATGGATCATCTACTTCGTGGGCTATGTGCTCACGATGATGGGTTCTGTGCTCGCCGGTCTGTACGTTCAGCACATGGTGCTTGAAGGCGGCGCGGCTAAGGCTGCTGCTGAAAAATTGAGCAGTATGAAGAGCGGTGTCACCGGCTGGTTCGGTGCCAAGTTCTCGGGAGCTTGATCATGTTTGCCGAAGGCGTAGTGATTGGAATTGGTCTCCTGATGATGATGGCTAAGGCGAGTGTAAAGTGGAAGCTCAGGCTTCTGTCTAACCCTGTTGTCGTGGACATCATCGTCTTCGTCATGATGTGCATCATCCACGGTGGCAGTGCGCAAGCGCTGATCATCGCGGGTGTCGCATCTGCCACTGTGTCCGGTGCGCTCAGCATCGGACGCAAGCTCTATGGATACAACGACAAGAAGACCGGCAAGTATGTGCGCGGCTTCTTCGATCTGGGTGTGAAGCAATGATGCATCCACATGATCGTCTCGTCGTCAACGGCTGCGTCATCGCAGCCATCGCACTCTGTCTCATTCTCTTGATTGGAAATTAAACATGTCCTCACGTCTTATCTCTAAATACGAAGAAGTGTCCTACGAGGCGATGTGCCTCGAACTCGCTGATGTTCCTAGCCCTCTGCCTCAGCCCGATGAGGCATTGGAAATGCGCGAGTACCAGCTCATGAATGAGTTTGGTCTCACGTTCATGGAAGCACACACGCGGTTGCACGGCACGTTGCATCTGCGCCGTAACCGTCATTGATTGCTTCACCGAGGCAACAAACCCTCGGTGATTACCCAGGCATGGGCGTGCCGTGTGCTGCGTTAACGCACACCGTAGCTGCAAGCGTGAATGTGTAGCCGCTACCGATTAGGCATCGGGGTGTTATCCACATTGAGTGGCGTCTCGCGGTGACTGTCGCTGTCACGCTGGAAACGTAACCAGCACCACCTTAACTTTATGACCTTTAGGAGCTTTGCTATGACTACTGTTCTCAACACTGAATCCGCTGCAATCATTAAGAACCAACTCCACACCGAGGGTGTAGACGATGGCGACAAGGTGATCTTCGAAGGCATTGTCACCACACGTGGTGCTGCTGCCGAGGAGATCACCAAGCGCCAGGTTGAATCTCGCAACACGTTCTACGATCCGCAGGACGCTGTGGGTGACATTGCCAATGCTCACCTCAAGTACGAGCTGCGCCAGTCCATGGCGTGGGCACTGGACATGCAGTGCATCAGCCAAGCGCGTGACTTGTTCTACCGCATGCGTGCGACCAAGGCTGACTCGATTGATGACTTCAACGAGTTCATCAATGACATCGCTGAAATTTCAGCGAACGAGTCCTACAACGTAGACCTCGGCTTCGAGGAAAACACTGGGACGCTGCGTAGCCTGTCTCAACTGCTCGTGCTGCGTGAGCACTGGCACGATCTGGCTGAGACTGCCTCCAAGTCCGTGGGCACCAAGTACGCACCGCGTACGCTGGAAGAACTCATGGCTAATGAGAAGCCACGTACCCTCAACGAAGACACGTCGCTGAATCTGGAGACATTGGCCAAGGCGATGACGCGCAAGGCACCTGAGCGTTTCCAGACAACTTACGAGCTACTGGTCAAGCAACAGGCTAACACCTATGCGAACCAGCACAAGACGCGTGTGCTCACAGCTCCGGCTGTGGTCAGCATCTTTGCAGTTGCTGATTACCGTCGTGATGTGGCCGAGGTTCACTTCTGGGAACTCTCGAACGAACTGCAGGCACGCATGGTGCAGCAAGTGAAGGCTGCGGCTGAACGCGCTGTGGTCAAGCTCGCTAACTGGAAGGGTGTGACAACTGCGGCCTACGCCATGCTGACGGTTGAAGCCTTCGACCTGATGGATGCGCTCGACGTGGTTGCTGCGAAGTTCGAGTGATGTGTGCGGTAAGGGCTTCGGCCCTTACCTGCTTTGTGAAACCAGGGAGGATGACGGACTACGGACTACGGGCTGAGTCTTGGGACTTAGGCTTGCGGGCGCCGCCCCATCTCTATATAGACTCTACTACTACTCTACTACTCTATATTACTTATTCTCTATTTAATTAGATTAGATTATAAGTATAAGATTATAAGGTATATAGGTATACAGAGGAGAACAGGGCTTATGACCATGCCTTACGTCTTGTGATCGAAGCTCTGTTTTAGATCGTGTAGACTCCCTCCCTTCTGAAAGGACATCATGAACGTCTTCTTCCTCCAAGCTGCTGTGCCTCTGACCAAGCAATACGCCAAGGTTTCTGGGGAACTCACCAAGACCCCCTACCCCTTTGTGTGGGAGTTCACATCCCATCAAGAGTCGGTCAACAACCTCACCCAGTTCGAGTCGCTTTTGACCAAGCATGCTGCCAAAGGTCACTGTGTGCTCAAGGGCACCATTGCACGCGACCTGGTGAAGGAATCGCGTGCAGGCAGCACCAACACCACAGACACCACCGAGTGGTTGGTGCTCGACCTGGATGGATTGCCCGAGCACATCACCATCCAGACACCTGGTGGCCAGACTGTCTCCCAACCTCTCACCATTGATCTGTTCTTGGGTGAGATCGGTCTGTCTGACATTAGTTACGTCGTTCAATGGAGTGCCAGCTACGGCGTGAGCGACAAGAAGATTCGCGCCCACGTGTTCATGATGCTGGACCGTCCGTACACAGCACCGCTCTTGAAGCAATGGCTCATCCAGAAGAACCACGAGGTGCCCATGCTACGTGATTCCATGACGCTGACCAAGACCGGCAACTCCATCTCCTGGCCTTTGGACATCAGTGCATGCCAGAACGACAAGCTGATCTACATTGCGCCGCCCATCCTCAAGGGCATCAAGGACCCTATGGGTAAGACGCCGCGCATCTCGCTGGAGAAGCGCAAGTTCGATGTGCTGTCGCTGTCTAGCACGATCAACACCACTGACAAGAACACCAAGCTCACGCATGACCGCGTGAACGAGCTGCGTGATGCCATGGGCCTGCCCAAGCGCAAGTTCACCTACAAGGTAGCGGGCCAGGCCCATGTGCTGCTCAAGCCCGATGAGGCCTCTATCACCGACATGAAGATCGAACGTGGCTTCGTGTACTTCAATCTCAATGGTGGTGACAGCTGGGCCTACTACCACCCGGAGGACAAACCTGACTACATCCACAACTTCAAAGGTGAGCCAAGCTACCTCACCAAAGAGCTGCTGCCCGAATACTGGCTGCAAGTCACATCGTCTGGAAATCTTCGTACGTCAAGTTCGGGCATTACTTACCTGGCTTTCTGTGACCGCAAGTCTGGTGTCTATTACCGTGGCACTTACGACAATGCTGCTGACCTCTTGGACATCACCCCGGCCAAGAACGAAACCCAGTTGCGCCACTTCGCTCTTCAGTACGGTGTGCCTCTGGGAGACTACATCCCAGAATGGGACTTGGTGTTCGACCCTCTGGACAACGTACGCGTTGATGTGGCCAACAAGGTGATCAACAAGTTTGTGCCTAGCCCGTACATGAAGGCCATGGCCAAGAAGGTCACCAAGTGCCCACCCACGATCTTCAAGGTGCTGCACCATGCACTGGGCGATGACGTTGACATCACCGAGCACTTCCTGAACTGGCTGTCGTTTGCACTGCAACGCCGCGACCGTACCAAGACCGCATGGGTCATGCACGGCACGCAGGGCACTGGCAAGGGCATCCTGACCAACAACATCTTGCGCCCTATCTTCAGCGCCCCCCACGTAGCTAGTCGCCGGATGGAAGAGCTGGGTGACAAGTACAACCAGTTCATGGAGAACTCGCTCCTGGTGTTCGTGGACGAAGTGCAGATCAAAGCCCTCCAGAACGAGAAGGGCGTGATGGCCAAGCTGAAGAACTTCATCACCGAAGAGAACGTGCCCATGCGTGCGATGTACAGCAATGCGGTGGAGGCTCGCAACTACACCAACTGGATTTTCATGTCCAACATGACAGACCCAGTGCTGATCGACAAGAACGACCGTCGCTTCAACGTGGGCAAGTACCAGCCCAACAAACTGGTGATCAGCGACAAGGAGCTGGAGACCATTGAGAAAGAGCTGCAGGCCTTCCATGATTACTTGCTCTCCTACCCGTTGGACGAGGCCAAGGCCGGTGAAGTGATCCACACCACCGACCGCGACACCATGATCAGCATCAGCGAGTCGTCTATCGACACCGTAGCAAGCGCATTGCTGGAAGGCAAGTTTGGATTCTTCATCGACCAGCTGCCTACCGACATGTCCTACCAGCGCAATGCCATGCTCAATGGCAAGGTAGAGGACTACCGTGAAGTGCTCGCCGCCCTCCTCGGTCGCACTGCCAACACAGGCTCTTGCAACATCGCCCGCGATGAGCTGCGCGTCATGATGGAGTACGTGGTGGGAAACATCCCGGTGTCGCCCAACAAGTTCACCTCGCTGCTCAAACACCACCGCGTCCACACCAAGGCCGTGTGGGTGAACAACAAGACCGTGAATGGTCTGAGCGTGGTGTGGAAAGACACGATGCACTTCAGCAAATACATCAATGACCACTTCAGTGCCAAGAAAGCGACCAAGGTGAAGTAGATGATTGAATTGCTGGAGACCAAGGTCTACGAAGGCAGAGAGATTGTGGCGGTGGTTGTACCCGACAACAACTCCCGTATATGCGGCGCCTGCGTAGGCCTTCATCTTGTCCACTGCA